CCCCCCCCCTTTCCGCCGCCCCCCCCGCTTGTTTAAAGGCCCCCCCCCAGACCTTCCTGCCCGCCCCCCCCCCCATACAGGCGCCGACTTTTCCGGGGGGGGGGTTCGTTCAGAAGTTCTGGGGGACACCAACAGTTTCGGATGCACACGGGGGATGTCGGTGGGCATTGAAGGAGGGTTCTCTGGACAACTTCAATCACACGATAAAGAACGAGTATCTAGCGGCAAACACTTTTGGGAACACGGAACTTGGCAAAAAGGCACAAATGGGGTCGCCCTTATGTTTGAACCCGGAGATTTCCCGTTGGTTAATGGGGTTCCCAATCGAGTTCTCAAATATCGTGGATATGGTAATGCAATCGTACCGCAAGTAGGGGCTTTGTTTACTAGAACACTCCTTGGCATTTAAACTCAGATACTTCTAGCAAGGCTATTTAAGGAATAGAAAATGCTGACAATTAAAGACAAATATATTGTATTCGATATTGAAACTGATGGGTTGCTTGATACGACCAAGAGGTTTTGGTGTGGTTGGCTGTACGACTCCTATACTGACTTGTACACTGGTTACACTGATCTTGATGAGTTCTTCGATGCACTGAATAAGTATGGTACTAGTGGGTACAGCATCGTTGGCCACAATATCTGCAAATTCGACATCCCTGCTCTTAAGAAGCTCAAGGGGGAGAGGTTTGCATTTGATGTTCGAGATGTCTGTATTGACACTCTTGTACTTGCTCGTTTGATCTACTCGAATATCAAGGACACTGACGTTGGTCTTATGCGTTCTTGTAGGCTCCCCAAGGCTCTCTATGGTTCCCATAGCTTGAAGGCTTATGGTTACCGTATGGGTGAACTGAAGGGCACCTATGGCGAACATGAGGGTGCTTGGGACAAGTTTACTAATGAGATGTATGAGTACAACAAGCAGGACGTTGTGGTTACCCTTAAGTTGTTCCAGAAGCTGATGGCCAAGGGTTACCCCATTAAGGCAATCCAGCTTGAGCATGACATTGCTTGGGTAATGGCTAAACAAGAACGTAATGGTTTTGTATTCAATTCAGAACAAGCAACAAATCTATACTCTGAACTAGTACAAAAGCGTAGTGAACTTTCTAATAAGCTTGTAGAACTATATGGGTCTTGGAAGGTATCCATGGGATTCAAGACCTACAAGAGAGATAATCCCTCAAAAGGTATCGTTGCAGGTGTTCCTGTAGAGATCTTTAAGGAGGTTACCTTCAATCCTAATTCCCGCCAGCATATCGCTAAGGTTCTTATGGATCGGGGTTGGAAACCTACTGAATTTACACCTACAGGTGCTCCTAAGGTAGATGAAACGACACTAGAGACTGCTGAGGGTATCGAAGGGGTAAAAGAGATTCTTGAATATCTTTTGATTGATAAGAGAATCTCTCAGTTAGCTGAAGGTGACAACGCTTGGCTTAAACTAATGGAGAGAGATGAGGATGGATATATCCGTATTCATGGAAGTGTCAATCCCAATGGTGCTGTCACAGGGCGTGCAACTCATGCTTATCCTAATGTTGCTCAGGTACCTTCAGGACACAGCCCTTATGGGAAAGAGTGTCGCAGTCTCTTTGGAGTCCCTAAGGGTTGGCATCAGGCAGGTATTGACGCTTCTGGCCTTGAGCTTCGGTGCTTCGGTCATTTCCTATATCCCTATGATCATGGGGATTATATCCATGAGATTTTAAATGGTGACATTCATACAGCAAATCAGAAAGCCGCAGGATTACCTACACGTGATAATGCTAAGACCTTCATCTATGGGTTCCTATATGGTGCGGGTGATGAAAAGTTAGGTAAGATTGTAGGTAAAGATTCTGCTGAAGGTAAGAGACTTCGTGAGAAGTTCCTAAAGGCTGTTCCTGCTATTAAGAATCTTAGAGATGCTATCGAACATACATTGATTACCTCTAGCTCATGGGTTGGTGGTAATAATGTTGTAAGATGGAGAAAGCGATATCATCCTCAATGTAAGACTCTTGATATCACTCATAGCCTTGTAGGTCTCGATGGGCGTCCTGTGTATGTACGGTCACCTCATAGTGCCTTAAACACTTTACTACAATCCGCAGGTGCTTTGATTTGTAAGGCATGGGTTGTAGAAACAGAAAAATCAATGCGTGAAGCAGGTTACAAGCATGGTTGGGATGGAGACTTTGCTTTAATGGCTTGGGTTCACGATGAAATTCAAGTAGCTTGTAGAACAAAGGAGATTGCAGAAGATGCAGTGCGTATTGCTCAAGAATCAATTCGGAGAGTCCAAAAATTCTTTAACTTTAACTGTCAACTCGACACTGAAGGAAAAATTGGAAGAACGTGGATGGACTGCCACTAAAGACCCCTTACATATTAAGGTTGAATGGCTTTATGATTCAAATGATTGTGAACTATGTGGTATGAATACTGCATACGGGGTTAGAGTTTTAGTAAACGGCGAAAAAGTCTTTGAACTAAAACCTGTTGCTTCATGTTATGGTGGAGATGATTGGACTCCTGAAGAATGCTTCCATGAGTTCCTAATGAGTCTAGGAGCTGTTGTAGAATCTGAACATATTGATTTAAACGAGGATTCAGAAATTGAATAATTACCTAGAACTTCTTAAGTATGTGTATCGTAATCGTCCAATGTTGCAGTCCGATTATGCACGACATAACGCAAAGTTAATTGCAGAAGCATGCAGTAGAGGGCATATCACTTCAGTTATTGAAGGAAGATCTTTTAATGCTTGGTTTATCACAATGGAAGGATCTCATTTTTATCAGGAGTATAGTGGATATGAAACTGCTCGATAAGGTAGCTTTGATTGATGGGGATTTAGTAGCATATCAAGCATCCTCGGCTGTCCAAAAGGATATCGAATGGGAAGATGGTCTTTGGACTTGTCATGCTTATCTGGATGATGCTATTGCTCAATTTAAGAATATCATTGAGGTTATCCAAGATAAATCTTGGGAACTTGAGGGTCTTCAATTTGATGACTTTAGGTTCGCCTTTAGTTCCTCTGAGAACTTCCGTTATAAGGTTCTTCCTACCTATAAGTCAAATCGTGTAGGTAAACGTAAGCCTACCTGCTATAGAGCACTTGTAGATTGGATTAAGGAACACTATAAGTCCTATGAGTTTCCTATGTTGGAAGGAGATGATGTATTAGGTATTCTAGCTACTGAGCCTCAGCAATCAGAATATCGGGTAATCATCTCTATGGACAAGGACTTTAAGACAATCCCCGGTAAGTTCTTTGATTTTGGTAGAGAAGAATTTTATGATAATTCAAGCTCTAAGGCTGAATATTGGCATGCCTATCAGACCCTTGTAGGTGATACTACAGATGGCTATAAGGGATGTCCTAGCTTCGGGCCTATTAAGGCTAAACGAGTATTGACTGGGGTAGATCCCAGTAATTACTGGGGGGTAATCGTTAAAGCCTATGAGGAACAGGGGTTATCTGAAGAGGATGCTCTAGTTCAAGCTCGTTGTGCCCATATCTTGAACTGGTATGATTACGACATGGAAACTGGAACTATCAAGTTCTGGGAGCCACATAAAGAATAAGAGGTAATATAATCAGCATTATAAATATTGTTGATTATTAATAATAAAAACAACACATAGGGGAATAGGGGATCATATATTATTAAGATACCTATAGCCCTTATGTGTTATTATTATATTAATAAATAATAAGGAATAAATATATAATATGGATATTGAAGATAAGAAGTCTATGATTGCTGAAGAATCTGAGGATAATGTAGTAGATCCCTTTAAGGATTTCCCTAGGTGTTCTAAGGTTTTCCTAGAGAAGCTTAAGGAAGTGTTTGATATTCGTAAATTGATTCGATACAGCCAAACAAATGATTACCTACGGGGTGTTCAGGATGTTCTGGACTTTATCGAACAACAAAACAACAAGTAAACATAGGAGATAACAATGGGTTCTATTTTTAAACCAAAGGTTCCTGAAGTTAAGACTCCTGCCCCCGCTATTGATGAACCTGTAAAGGAACCTGTTGAGCCTGAACTTGGCTATCAGGAAACAGAAGCTCAGAAGCGTAAGAAGGGCAAGAAGGGTCTTAAGATTGACCTGAAGCCAAACTCAAGTTCAGCTTCAGGTAAAGGCTTAAATATTGTATAAAGACTGTCTAATTGTTGAAGAAGTACATGATGTAGATGTAGCTAAAGAGATCTTTGAGTTAGGCTTTAAGGATATTGCAGAGAATCCTGATAGCATTCCTCTTTTCAAAAATGTAGATAAAGACTATCTCTGGTATTTTCTTAGAGAGGTTGTAAAAGGGAATATCAAGGGCTACTTTTTGATTAGCATTAGAGATCCTGAATATGAATCACTTGTAGGATCCTGTCTTTTTTCTGAAGGACACCCTTGGTATAACCCAGAAGTAACTGTTGTCAGTGAGGAATGTACAGTAGCCTTTAAGAAAGGTTATGGAATCACTAGAGTAGTTGCAGAATACCTAGAAGATCTTTTAGAGCATCCTTTTGTAGATGTAGTCATGGCTTCTTCAGCTAACGAACATTGTGCTAAACTTATTGAAAATACATACATGAATAAGTTTAATGGTTTTAAACAATCCAAAACTAATATTAGGGAAAATTATGGCCAAGGATCCATTAGGATAACCAACCCCAAAGGGGGCAAAGGTT